AATATGAAGAGCTCGATGAGACCGGTGGCTCACATTCCTGCAGCGGTAGCGGATCAGATGTTTCGAGATGGTTCTCTCAACGATCCGAAGGCACTCAAGAAGTGGCTGAACGATCCAAGCAATAAATGTTTCAGGGTCTGGGAAGGTAGAGTATGAACACCTACAGCGAGCTCCTGACCAATATTGGGACCTGGCTCAATCGTAGCGATCTGACGACATACGCTCCCACCTTTGTGCAACTGGCCGAAGCCCGGCTCAACCGGGTGCTGAGGACCTCCTCGCAGTACACCAGGAGCCAGCTTACGAGCTCAGATAACTACATCACGCTCCCGAGTGACTTTCTCGAGTTCAAGTCTTTGAGGCTCATCTCCCCAAAGGAGCGAGACCTGATTGAGATTGCTGCACACCAGATGGACGAGGTCAACGATACGAACTTCATTGCCAGCCTGGAAGACAAGCAAGCTCGTTACTACGTCTACCACGGTGACAACCTCCGGATCCTCCCGGCTCCCTCAGAGAGCCAGACGTATGAGATGAACTACTACGCAAAGGTCCCAGCCCTATCGGCCAGCAACACGAGCAATTGGTTACTCACCCAGGCTCCTGATGCTTATCTCTATCATTCCTTGGTAGCAGCAACTCCTTTTCTCGGAGAGGATGAGCGGCTTCCAGTCTGGGGCCAATTGGCCAACCAGGCTACTGGAGAGATCCAGGCTGCAGACGACAGAAGGCGAGTAAAGGGATCCAGACACCGGCTCGGGTTTCGGCCGGTTGGTAGTACGCTAACCTCTCGGCTCAAGGCCTGATGGCCCAGTTCACCAGGTACGGGACCAAACGCTATGGGATTGGTCCTTACGTCCGAGAAGTGATTTTTGAGCAGATCCCGAATGTGGTTGGGAATTGGACAAAGCAGGTTGACACAACTCAGGAGATCTGGGCCAAAAAGCCAGATACAACACTAGAAGAGTGGACAGCAAAATCTAAGGATAATTGATGGCAATCACAGACAGTCCACCGACCTCGGCAAATTACGGGATCACACTCCCAGAGGTTGGCAAAGATCGGGATTCCTGGGGGTCCAAGCTCAACGCAGCCTTCCAGAGCCTCGAGAATGAGACATACACGGTTGATCAGATTCTGGGGGAGGTTAGTGACTCCGTAACTCCGAGCTTGGCGTACAACCTCACCCAGGCCGGCACAAATGCGAGCACTGCAAAAACAAACAGTGAAACAGCAATCTCAGTAGCCAACAAATCAATTAACACCACGCTGACCACGCTGACGAGCCGGGTCTCAACTCTGGAAACAACTGTCGGAGCAGTAGGGACATCAGGATCTCTCGCAGATGATGCTCGTAATGCGAAAACAGATGCAGCCGCAGCAAAAACGGCAGCAGAATCCGCACTAGGAGTTCCGTAATGCCGCAAACTAGTGCGTACTATACGGACCTCGAGCTCCCTACGGTCAACGAAGACAATACAACCTACGGTGATATTTTATTGACGTATTTCCAGGGGCTGGAGACCAAACTGAAGAACCTTTCGGATCGTGTGAATGCTGCAGGGGTTGGCAGTAGTTCGACATTGGCCCAGATTGATCGGGATATTGCTCAGACCAACACCAACACGTCGAGCATTCTCCCTGACCCTTACAGTGGGGACTACTCTACCGTCAGCACCTGGCCTGCGTACAACACCGAACTGACTGCACTAGGGATCTCTCCACCAGAAACAGCCAGTGAGATCGAGACGTTCTTTTCCAGTGGGGACTTCACTACCTTTGTGAATTTTCTCGATGATAAGGTCGATGCTTTGGACATTATCGTTACCCAAGCGGAGACGGATCTCAGTTCCGCCCTGCAGGACACTTGTGCGACGAAAACAATCCTTGATGCCCGAACTGCTGCCCAGAGCAGTGGGGAAAAACAACTGGTCCAGCTATCATCTTCTGTTTTCTTCCTAGACTACACAAAAGTTCCGACTGCCATAGGTGGAGGTGTTGATGAATCAGAATTTGAGTCCACATCATCCTACTGGGGGAGTTTTCTGCAGGGCCTGATTGATGACGGGACACTTACAACATCATTTCAGTCTTTCTGGGGGCATCGAGCACCTGGCAGTGATTTGACCAGTAACACGGCAGTAGGAAACACAGCAGTAAGGTTCAGCACGAACTCTGCTGGAGAAGATCGAGGATCTACTATTACTGGTTCGACGACTGCCGACGTGCAGGCAAAATACACTGGATCTTCCACAGTGGATAGCACGACTCGACTGGTCCTCCGAATGACTCAGGTTAATAACACAGAAAATAAATTTAATAGACAGATAGGGGATACAAGCGCATTTAATTTTGTGAAATACCGAGTTCGTTATCCCTACCCAGCACTGAACTGTAGTAACCCGTCACCTCCTTACTTTAGTTAAGCGATGCCAACCACTACGACGAACTACGCACTCAACCTGCCCACAGTTGGCTCTGATGATGATCAGTGGGGAAGTTATCTAAATACAAATTTCACCAAAATTGATACCCAACTAAAGACTCTGAATGATGCGATTGCAGATCAGGATCTGGAGGAACTGGGGAACGTGGTCAATACCACTCCTGCAGAAGACCAGGTACTGCAGTTCAACGGTCAGAATTGGTCAGCTTCCACTCTAGCAATCTCAGATATCTCAGGACTGCAGGCTGCCCTTGATGATAAAGCGGACGATTCAGATTTGACAGGGATCACGACCAACCCAGCAGATGGGTCCGTATCTTACGCCAAGCTCAACACTGCACTGCAGGTGCAGGTTGATCGGATTCTGCTGACAGATGACGATTCGACTCCTACGGATAATCAGATCCTTAAATACTCTGCCACAGATGCAGAGTGGAAATTTGCAGACCTCCCAGGTTCAACGGTTCAGACACTCTCTGATGTAAACACGGCAGCACTCACAGACGATGCTCTGCTGGTCTACAACTCGACAGCAGGAGAGTTTCAGTTTGAGTCGGGTGCAACACTAAGGACCACGTTAGGGGTCGATGTCAGTGGGACTGATAACTCGACTCCGGTGACTCTGTCAGGATCTTTGGACTACCTCACTCTTTCCGGTCAAGCGATCACTCTTCAACAGATCAATCTCACGACAGACGTAACGGACACCCTCCCAGTTGCCTCTGGTGGGACAGGCAGTGCGACTGCCAGTGATGCCAGGACTGCTTTAGGTCTGCAGATCGGTGTGAACACGCAAGCGTATGATGCTGGTCTGCAGTCGATCTCAGGACTGACGACAGCAGCAGACAAGATGCTTTACACAACTGCCAGTGACACCTATGCAGTGGCAACTCTGACTAGTGCTGGCAGGGCCTTACTGGATGATGTAGATGCGGAAGCACAGCGCACCACTCTGGGACTGGGAACCCTAGCGACTCAGTCCACGATCACCGAGTCTCAGATTTCTGATCTGCAATCCTACATCACAGCAAGCTCAACAGATACCCTGACCAACAAATCAGGGAACATCAGTCAGTGGACAAACGATGCAGGCTATCTCACTGCAGAAACAAATGATCTGAGTAATGTCTCAGGCACACTCGCAATAGCAAATGGCGGAACCGGATCAAGTACGGCAGCAACAGCCAGAGTGGCACTTCTGCCAGCACTGGCGACGAATGGATCTAAGTTGGTCTCGGTCAATTCTGGTGCGACAGATATTGAGTATATTGCAACCAGTACACTCTCAATCACAGAATCCCAGATTTCAGATTTGCAAAGTTACCTCACTGCTGAGACCAACGATCTGAGTGCTGCAGTCGTCTGGGCAAACGTCCCTGACGCAAATATCACGCAGAGTTCCGTCACCCAACATCAAGCCGCACTGAGCATCACCGAGTCGCAGATCAGTGACCTTCAGACCTACCTTACTGCTTCCTCCACTGCAACCCTGACCAACAAATCAGGGAACATCAGTCAGTGGACAAATGATTCTGGATACCTCACCGCAGAGACCAACGATCTCAGCACGGTTTCTGGAACCCTTGGAACGGCAAACGGTGGCACTGGAGTTACTTCTTTAGCATCACTCAATGCTGCTGATCTTGGATCAAACAATGGGGTAACTGATGCCACGGATGGATATGTCCTGACGGCAGATGGAACAGGTGGGGTCGCTTGGGAAGCGGCAACAGGTGGGATCTCCGATATCGTAAGTGATACGACACCGCAACTCGGTGGTTCTTTAGATGTCAATGGGCAGTCCATTGTGTCGGTTTCAGCAGGGGACATCGCAATCACTCCCGATACTACAGGTAAAATCATCCTAGACGGGCTTTCTTGGCCTACGGCAGACGGGTCTGCAGATCAGGTGCTGAAAACCGATGGTGCTGGGAATCTGAGTTTTGTGGATCAATCGGGAGGTGGTGGCTCTGGAAGTTCGTACATCGAACA